TACGAGTACAAGCCGGATCCGCAAGCGGAGAAAGCTCTCGAGACCGTACTCGACTCGTTAGGTATCGAATATACGAAAAACGCTCGTTATTGGATCGAGGACGCTCAGTTATACCAGGTCGTATATGACTTTACTTATCATCAAAAAGGAGGAGTATAAAAATGGCAACACCTAAAAGAATTACTTTAGGCTCCGGTAAATTGTATTTGATCCCTTTCGTGGACTCAGTACCGGAAGTCGAGGAAATTTGTATCGAGACTAACTTACTCGGATACATTAAGGGCGGAGCTACTCTCGAGTATGCGCCCACTTTCTACGAGGCTAAGGACGACCTCGGTTATGTTGTTAAGACTATTATTACAGAGGAGACCGCTACTCTTAAGAGCGGAGTATTAACCTTTAACGGTAATACCTTAAAAACCTTATGTGATACCGGTCGCGTTACCGAGGATAAGGAGGGTAAACTCCGTACATTAAAGATCGGCGGTATTGCTAACGCTACCGGCGCTAAGTACGTGATCTGTTTCCACCATACCGATCCCGTGGACGGCGATATTTGGGTAGTTATCGTAGGTAAGAACGAGGCGGGATTCTCTTTAGCATTTGCTAAGGACGCGGAGACCGTTATCGACGCCGAGTTTAAGTGTCTCGCCCAGGACGGCGAGGGTACTCTTATCCAGTATATCGAGGAAGATACCAGTATCACGGAATAATGTAAAGAGTGAGGGCGAGGGCGTTAACGTCCTCGCTCTATTTTTTATTTATAGGAGGTTAAGGATATGGCTCATGTTTTGGATTTTAACACACGTAAAAAGGAATACTTAACGGTCAAGTTAAACGACGAAAAAAAGACTGTTTTAATGATTGGTACACCGACAAAGGCGGTTTTAGAGGAGTTTAAGGCTCTCGAGGTAGATTCTACGGACGAGACGACGATCGACGATCTCTATAACGTATGCGCTAAGGTAATGAGTTTCAATAAGGGCGGTATTAAGATTACGGCGAAGTATCTCGAGGGTTTTTTCGATATCGACGATATTACCGCCTTTTTTAACGGGTACGCCGAGTTTATTAAGTCGGTTACCGAAGCAAAAAACTAAGTCTCCCCTACTATCCGTCGGACGATAGCGAGGGGATAGACTACGAGATTTATACGTTTTACGACCATATCGTCGCGGATTACGCGAATATGCCTATACCGGACGTCGAAAACCTGGATATTATCGACTATTTGTTACTCCGGAGAGACGCCGTTATATACCGTATGTCTCAAACGGACAAGGGACGAGAGTATTTACGGAACGCGTACCGGTTGGATTTAACCGCTCCGGATCGTAAAACGTTACGAGATCAATTCGGAGAGGAGGGTTAAATTTTGGCTAATAAGAATATCCGGGGTATCACGATCGAGATCGGGGGCGATACTACCAAACTCGGAAAAGCGATCGAGGAGTCGGAGCAAAAAAGTAAATCGTTACAAACAGAACTCCGAGAAATCGACAGAGCTTTAAAATTCGATCCGTCGAACGTCGAGTTATTGGCTCAAAAACAAACCGTTTTAACGCAGAATATCGAGGCGACGAGTAAGAAACTCGATACTCTCAAAGAGGCGGAAAAGCAAGTTATCGAACAATTCAAAAGAGGCGAGGTAGCGGAGGAACAAGTCCGGGCGTTACAACGTGAGATTATTAAGACCGAGGGCGTTCTCGGTAGTATGGAAAAAGCGTTATCCGGCGTCGGAGACGAGTCGGACGAATTGGCGAAATCGTTAAAAAAAGTAGACGACTCCGCCGATAGCGCGAACGGTGGTTTTACCATTATGAAGGGAGCGCTCGCGGATCTTACGGCGAACGCGATCCAGGGAGCTATTAACGCGGTCGGGAATTTCGTCTCCTCGCTTTTCGAATTGTCAGAAGCGACGGAAGAATATCGCGTTATGCAAAGCAAATTGTCCGGATCCGCCGATACTTTCGGTTATTCGGTAGATTTTGCGAAGGAGAAGTATAAGGAGTTTTACGGATATTTGGGCGACGACCAAATGTCCACGAACGCGATCACTAACCTTATGGGACTCGGCACGTCTACCGAGAATATCAGTAAGTTAGCGGAGTCCGCTATTTCCGTATGGACCGCGTACGGCGACTCTATCCCGATCGAGGCGTTAACGGAATCTATTAACGAGACCGCCCAGGTCGGCAAGGTAACCGGTACTCTCGCCGACGCTCTTAATTGGGCCGGTATTAGCGAGGACGAGTTTAACGCTAAGTTAGAAAAAACGACGTCCGTCCAGGAACGCGCGGATATGATCGCGCAAGTGTTAAACGATACTTACGGCGAATGTAAGACCAAATACGACGAGTTATCCGGAGGTATTACCGAAGTGAATAAGGCGGAGTTAGAGTTAAAGGATACTCAATCTAAACTCGGCTCGGCTATGGAACCGGTTAACACGGCTATTACAAACCTTAAGGCGAAAGCGTTAGAGGCGATTTTACCGGTCGTTATCAAAGTCTCGACCGCGTTCCTCGATTTACTCGAATGGTTAAAAGAACACCCGGTCGCTATGCAAGTATTAACGGCGGTCGTCGTCGCACTTGCTACCGCGTTCGGGGTATTGGCGGTCGCTCTCGGTATCTCCGCGATTATATCCGGAGTAACAAAAGCGATCGCATTACTTAACGCGACCTTATTAGCGAACCCGATCGTTCTAATCGTAGCGTTAATCGCCGGTTTGGTCGCCGGTTTTATTACGTTATGGAATAATTGCGAAGGTTTCCGCGAATTTTTTCAAAATATGTGGGAAGGAATTAAAAACGTCGTAAGTACCGTCGTCGAGGCGATCGGCGGTTTTCTCTCCGGTTTGTGGGACGGTATAAAAAATATTTTCGGCGGTATCGGCGATTGGTTCGGCGAGAAATTCACGAGCGCAAAAGAAAACGCAGAGAAAGCCTGGGAAATGGCCGGGGAAGCGTGGTCTAAGATTAAGGATAATGTAACGGGAGCGTTCTCCAAAATCGGAGGTTGGTTTAAGGACAAATTTACCGAAGCGAAAAATAATTCCGAGATCGCATGGAAAGCCACTAAGGAGACCTGGACTAAGATTAAGGACGGCGTAACCGGCGCTTTCTCTAAGGTCGGTACGTGGTTTAAGGATAAGTTTACCGAGGCTAAGAACAACGCCGAGAAAGCGTGGAGCAACGCGAAAACCGTCTTTACGAAAGTAAAAGACAACGTTACCGGAGCCTTTTCAAAGGTGGGCGGTTGGTTCAAGGACAAATTTACCGAGGCTAAGAATAACGCCTCTAACGCTTGGAGCAACGCAAAAACCGTCTTTACGAAGGTTAAGGACAACGTAACGAGCGCGTTTTCTACGGTCCAAACGTGGTTTAAAAATAAGTTTAACGACGCGAAAGAAAACTCCGTAAACGCGTGGAGTAATGCGAAATCCAAATTTACAGACGTAAAGGATAAAGTTGTAAGCGCGTTTAGTAATTTAGGATCGAACCTTAAGAGTAAATTTAGCTCCGCTCTCGATATGGCTAAATCCGGTTTTAGTAAGATTACGAGTATCGGTTCCGATATCGTTCGCGGTTTGTGGAATGGTATTAGTAATATGGGATCCTGGATCAAAGAAAAGATTAAGGGATTCGGAGACGGTGTACTTAACAGTTTGAAAGACTTTTTCGGAATCAAATCTCCGTCGCGAGTTATGGCCGACGAGGTAGGTAAGTATTTACCGCAAGGTATCGCGGTCGGTATCGATAAAAACGCGAAAAGCGTACTCGCCTCGGTTAAGGAATTGACAAACGAGACGGTCGATACCGCGAAAAAGAGTTTATCCGGTTTGAGTATTTCGATCCCGAAAGTGAAATTATCCGGCGAGAATATTACCGGTAATAAAGCTCTCCTCGATTACGAGACGGGTAAGTCTATCTCGAGCGTTATAAACGCGCCGGATACCGGTTATCACGCGGATAACATGGTCTTATCGTCCAAAATGGACGAAATGATCCGGGCGTTTAAGAACGTAAAGCAGAGTATTGTACTCGATAGCGGAGTTTTAGTAGGCGAAACGATAAACCAATTCGACGAGGCTCTCGGTAATACGTACTCGTTAAGAGCAAGGAGGGTATAATATGCGACAATTACAAATAGGCGATTATCATACCGCCGAGGATTGGGATCTCATTCTTAACGAAATGACGGTTAATCCTCCGACTCCTAAGCTCGTAAGCGTACCGGTAGACGGACGAGACGGCGATATCGATCTCTCCAACGCGTTAACCGGCGAGGTTATGTACAATAACCGGGAGGCGTCCTTTACGTTTCTCGTAACGACCGGGACGCAAGCAGAGCGCGAGAATAAGATCGACGAGATTATTAACACGGTACACGGTTTAAAAACGAGTATCGTACTCCCGGACGATCCGGATCATTATCTCGTCGGACGGTGTAGTGTTAGCGAGGTTAAGAACGACCGCGCGTACGGATCGTTTCGTATTACCGCGAATTGCGAGCCGTACCGGTACTCGTTAATTGAGACGACTCGGACCGTAACCGCTACGGCGACGGCGACCGATTTCGTACTTTATAACGCCGGTCGTAAGACGGTTACTCCGACCTTAGTAGTAACCGGATCCGTTACTCTCGTTTACGGTACGACGTCGGTCGGATTGGAGAACGGTACGTATAAGCTCCCGAGTCTCGCACTCAAAAAGGGAGCTACACCGGTAAAGATAAGCGGATCCGGCTCGGTAATTATTACGTATAGAGAGGCGGTGTTATAGTGTATAAGATTTTCGTAAACGATACTCTTATCTATGATAGCACTCTCGAGGACTATAAGATTACCAAAGGCGTAATTACTAAGGAGCTTAACAAGTCCGGCTCGTTTGTTTTTACCGTGTATAGCGACCACCCGTATTACGATCGGATCCAAAAAATGAAAAGTATCGTAACGGTATTTAAGGGAGACGAGTTAGTTTTTCGCGGTCGAGTGATTAACGAGGTAATAGGATTCTATAAGGACAAAACGTTTACTTGCGAGGGGGAACTCGGGTTCCTCCTCGATTCTATTATCCGGCCTTTTTCGTTTACCGGTACTCCGGAAGAGCTTTTACGAGTATTTATCCAGGAGCATAACTCCCAGGTGGACGAAAGTAAGAGGTTCGAGGTTGGTACGGTAACCGTAACGGATCCGAACGATTATATTGTCCGGTCGAGTATCGAGTATTTAACGACCTCGGAGAATTTACAGACTCGATTATTGGATACGTTGGGCGGTTATTTATTCATAACCTCGAACGAGTCCGGAGCGCGCGTTATAAATTGGTACGCCGATTCTCCGTACCGGAGCGGTCAATCGATCGAATTTGGCGAGAATCTCTTATCGTTTACTAAGACAAACCGGGCGGAGGAGATCGCGACCGCGATTATTCCACTCGGGGCGGAGATCGGGGACGATACGAGCGAAACAAAAACCCGACTTACGATCGCCGAGGTAAACGACGGACTCGATTACGTGTACGATACGAACGCCGTAGCTCTTTACGGGTGGATATTCAAGGTCGAAACGTGGAACGACGTAACGGTAGCCTCTAACCTTAAAACTAAGGCGGAGGCTTTTTTACGTGAAAAGATTAAGCAGAGTATCACGATCGAATTATCGGCGATTGATCTCTCTCTTATGGACCACTCGATCGATAGTTTCGACCTCGGAGATTATATCCATATCACGAGTACGCCTCACAACCTGGACGACTCGTATCTCCTAGAAAAACAATCGATCGACCTCCTTAAACCGGATAACGATAAGATTACTCTCGGTTATTCCTATTCGAGTTTTACGGATACGTCCGCGAAAAAGAATAACAGTAACGAGACACTTATTAAGACGGTCGAGACGATCCACGCGGATTACGTAAAGACCGAGACGGTTAATACCGAGATCGAGAGCCTTAGAGCCTTAATCGACGTCACGAGTACGAGTATTACGAGCGAGGTACTCGCGGATTATGTGGATAACGACGCGTTAGTCGAGTCCTTATCCACGCTTTATACGCAACTTAACGACCTTTTCGAGTTTAAGTTTACGAGCCTGGAAAGTACCGTAAACGAGAACGACGTCGAGCGTCGGAGAGAATACCGGGAGATTATGAGTTATATCCGGTTCGAGGACGGTAATATTATTCTCGGCGAGGAAGGTAACGAGGTTACGCTTAAGATCGAAAACGATCGACTCTCGATCCTGGAAGGTGGTTCCGAGGTTGCTTATTTCAGTAACCAAAAACTCTACATTACCGACGCGGAGATCCTCGTCTCGTTACGTATTGGTAATTTCGCGTATTTTCCGCGAGCGAATGGGAATTTAAGTTTTAAAAAGATTGGAGGTTAACGTATGGCGACAAGTGGAGCATTATCTACGGATAACTCGAATATTAAGTACAAGATTACGATAACGCAAAACTCGCAGAACGTCGCCGGTAATACGTCGAACGTAACGGTATCAGTAAGGTTTTATCGTACAAATACCGGTTATACGACGTTCGGATCCGGAACGGTCTACTGTAAGATCAACGGGACCACGTACTCGGCGAGTGTTACTTCCGACGATAAGATTACCGCGAGCGGTATCGTTTTGTTTAGTAAAACTCTTACTATCGCTCATAACGCGGACGGAACCAAAACTTTAACCGCGAGCGCATGGATCGACCATAGCCAGGTTAACTCGAGCGAGCAATCGTTTAGTATGGCGTTAACGACTATTCCTCGAGCGACAACTCCGAGCGTAAACGACTCGGATCTTAATCTCGGAGAAAGTATTACGATCTCGACTCCTCGGGCGAGTAGTGCGTTTACACATACTCTTAAATACTCATTCGGCGGATCCTCCGGAACTATTGCGACCAGTGTAACGACGTCCAAAGCCTGGACGATCCCGTTATCACTCGCGAGCGAGATCCCGAACGCGACGAGCGGTAAGTTAACGATTATTTGTGAGACCTATAACGGTAATACAAAGATCGGCTCTAAGAGTTTGGTTATTACGGTCCGCGTACCGGCGAGCGTAGTACCGACGATTAGTAGCGTAGCGGTTACCGATACGAACTCCACTCAATATACAAAAATGGGCGGAGTAGTTAAGGGTAAGAGTAAGTTATCAGTAGTTATCACGGCCTCCGGCGCGCAAGGTAGCACGATTTCGAGTTATTCTACGACCGCCGGTGGCAAGACTTACGCCGGTTCTTCTTTTACGGTTAATAGTATCACGACCGCCGGGACGTTAACCTTTACGGTAACGGTTAAGGATAGTCGAGGGAGATCCGCAAAGACTACCAAATCGATAAACGTAGTCGATTACGAGAATCCGGTTATTACTAGATTTTCGGTTATTCGGGCGGATAGCGACGGCACACCAAACGACGAGGGGAGTGGTTTACTAATCTCGTATAAGTTTAATATTTCTCCGGTTAATAATAAAAACGATAAGAGCTTTACTATCTCCATGAAGTCGGCGGATAGCGACAAGTTCACAACGTTATTAACCGGAAACGAGTATACGGCGGATTCGACTCTCATTCCGGCCGGTATCATAAGTCCGGATATGACTTATACAATTCGATTAACGATCTCGGATTATTTTAGGAGTCTTACTCACGAGGTAGAAGCTCCGACGGCCTTTACGTTAATGGATTTCCACTCGAGCGGAAAAGGTATCGCGTTCGGTAAGGTATGCGAGAGAGAGGGTATCGAGTTTAATCTCCCTTTATATTCGAGCTATCCGAGTAAGGTACTATGGTCCGGTACTTGGTATATGACGGCCGGACACATAGCGGAGTTATCCGAAAAAATAAGCGACCAAGTTAACGGTATTGTAATCGTATTTAGTAGGATCGGCGATGGCGTGGCTCAAAATGATAATTTTTCGTCGTTCTTTGTTCCTAAATACGTAGTAGCTCAACACCCGGGGTTAGGTATGAACTTTTTTATGTCTCATAGCTCGTTCGAGTATTGCGGAGCTAAATATCTATATCTTAACGATACACAAATTAAAGGACACGCTAATAACAATTTAACCGGTACGGGTGCGGTCGGGATTAAATTCGAAAATAATCGGTTCATTATGCGATACGTACTCGGAGTTTAAAAGAAAAGGAGGAAAATTATCATGCTTGACAAAATTTTTAATTGGATCTCGATCGTCGGCGGAATCGCCGGCGGTTTTTTGTGTAACGCTCTCGGAGGTTGGGACGTGATTCTTAAGGCGCTCGTTACTTTGATTATCCTGGATTACGTAACCGGGATCCTTAAGGCGATTTATACTAAGACGCTCTCGAGCGCGGTCGGATTTAAGGGTTTGATTCGAAAGACTCTTATTTTTGTAGTCGTAGCGACGGCGGTAGTCGCGGAGAGTGTAATCGGTAATACTATTCCGTTACGTGAGATCGTGATTATCTTTTTTGTATGTAACGAGGCTATTTCTCTCCTCGAAAACGCGTCTCAATTTATCCCGATACCGGATAAGTTAAAGGAGACGTTAATCCAGTTAAGAGACAGTAAAAACGGTAAGAACGGAAAGAAAGAGGGTTAATCTTATGTTAAGTAGCGAGTTTATCGCGTACGTCGCTCCTCATGCGATCGCCGATATGAAAAAGACCGGGATCCTCGCGTCTCTCACTATCGCGCAAGCAATACTCGAGAGCGGATTAGGTACGAGCGAGTTAGCGGTTAAGGGTAAAGCTCTTTTCGGGATCAAGGCGACAAACTGGACCGGTAAGAAGTATACCAAACTAACCGGCGAGTATGTGGACGGGAAATATATTACCGTTACGGCGGACTTTCGAGCTTACGACTCGTGGGCGGAAAGTATCGCGGATCATGGAGCCTTTTTATCCGGTAAGTCTCGATACGCGAATTTGATCGGAGAGACCGATTATAAAGAAGCGTGTCGAAAGATAAAAGAGGACGGATACGCGACGTCCCCGACGTATACCGAAAAATTAGTTAATTTGATCGAAAGATACGAGTTAATGAAATTTGATAAGGCGGAGGTCGAAGTCATGGAAAAGAAAGTATTTTTAAGCGCCGGACACGGCGGAACCGATCCGGGAGCTACGGCGAACGGGTTAAAGGAAAAGGATATCAATTTACAAACGTTACTCGCGTGTAAGGACGAGTTAGAGCGTCACGGTGTAAAGGTGGTTTGTTCCCGGACTAAGGACGAGAACGATCCGGTATCCCAGGAGGTAAAAGAGGCGAACGCCTCCGGAGCGGATCTCGCGGTATCTTTCCACGCGAACGCCGGAGGAGGCGACGGGTTCGAGGCTTTCTATTGGGCGAACGACGCGAAGGGTAAGAAGCTCGCGAGCCTGGGAGAAAAGTACGTTAAGGCGTTGGGGCAGAATAGCCGGGGACTTAAGTCCGGTAATCATTTATCGTTCGTAAAAAATACGACTATGACGGCGGTATTATTCGAGTCCTTTTTCCTGGATAACGCAAAGGATAAGACGATCGGCGACACTACGGCGGAACAAAAGCGTTTCGGCGTGGCGTACGCGAAGGCGATCCTCGAGTATCTCGGTATCGAGTACAAAGAGGAGACAAAGACGTTATACCGCGTCCAGGTCGGCGCGTACTCCGTAAAGGCGAACGCGGAGAAGCTCCGGGACGAGTTAAAGAAAAAGGGTTACGACGCGATTATCGTATAAGCTCGATACGGGCGTTTTTACGCGATTTCGAAAAGAGGGGTATAAGTTATCCTCTCGACGATTATCGCCTCCGTATGAGGCTCGTACGCGGTCAGAACGGCAAGAGAAAAAGGTCGGGGAGATAAAACTCCTCGACCTCTTTTTTATTTTTCCTCAATAGAGATTTTTACACCGTATTCGGTGGATCCGGTTATATAGGAATAGGTACTATCTTCCTCGTCGTAGATAACGAGTTTATACTTTCCTCCGTAAATTTCTCCGGCTATTTTTCCTATGCGATTTTCTTTAATAAGTTTTAAGATATGACTACACGATCCGGCTTTTATATAACCTACGAGTTTTCCCTCCATAACGACTTGTATCGCGTTCGGATCGTATGGGTTAGTTGGTTCCGGTATAAGCTCGGTTTTTGTGATATAAAAATCGTATTGGTATATACGAGAACCGTATAAATCGTTATCGATAATTTCTCTTTTTCCGTAAGAATAATCGAGATTTTCCGACGCTAAACTTAAAATATTTTCTGTATAGTGACTTACTCCGGTTACCTTATGATTTTTTATATTGGTCGTCGGTTTGGTAGGTTGGATTTTTTCGACGTGTTCCGAGGAGTTACTCGGCGAGGTAATAGTAGGAGATATCGGCTCGATAGGTATTTCCTTTTTAGGCTCATTCGATTTATATATTTTACGATACATAATCGCGAAGTATAAACAAACCGCGCCGATTATTACAAATAGAAAACCGCCGACCGGAAAAGTAGGGATCCCGATTAGTAGGGAAATAGCTCCGAGGATATAGAGTATAATCGAGGATACTTTGTAGAGTTTCGGGGAAAAGTTTTTATTACTCATAAATCGCCTCCTAAAATTTTTTAATTATTTTACAATAATTTTCGATTTTTCGCAATAGTAAAAAGAGACGACCTATAAAGATCGCCTCTTTCGCTTTACGCCGATAAAAAATACCGGTGTCCGTTTGCTCTTTGTTTTCGCGTTAAATTAAAATCTCTCTCGAGAGTTTGGTATAGTAATTTCTTTCCCATAGCGATTAAACGGTTTTCCGTACAATATCGTACATAGTTAAGATAAATATCTCCGGTCGGAAAATCTCCGATCCACTCCTTAGTTATCCCGTAATCCTCAATCCATTTCGTATAGGACGTATTAAGATCGCTCATGTATTCAAGGGAGCAAACCTCCGGACGAACAGAAAAGTATTCCGGATATAATTCCCGGATCGAAGATACTCGAGACTCCGGAGCCTGGATTATAAGTCGAGCGATCTCGAGGCGGTTATCAGTGATAGCGGTCGGAGAGTTTAACGCTTTCTCCATTTCGTGAAAACGATTGATATACCTCGCCGTAAAAATTGTCCCTTTTGCTCCGGTCGTTTTGTGAGCTATAAACTCACACCCTTTTTTAGTGATAAGATAACAAGGACGAGTTTCTCCTTTACCGTCGGTATACGTATCGGAGGTCCAAAAGTCAACGAGGGGAATTTTTCCCTCGTTAAAATATTCGGTATATTTACGAATACTTTTTAATACCTCGTTGTGTTGTTTTTCCACCATTTCGGCGACCTCCATACTCGAAAGAGTGGGCGTTTCGTTGTTTACTACTTGAATAAAATCTGTTTTCATGCTATAATCCTCATTGTCAGTTAAGGAGAGAGCGTCCAAAGCGATAACATATTTCGCCGAGGGCGTTCTCTTTATTTTTGGTTAGACCAAAACTCTAAACCTTTTTCGATTACATCTATGTATCGGAGGTTATGTTTTATACAAATCGTTTGTATGCGCTCCAATTCCTCGGCGGTAACCTTAATACTAAGACGTTTATCTCGAGGCGAATCGTTAAGAGTCGGTCTCCCTCGCTTCATTTTCTCCACCGTAACACCTCCTCCCGTGGATTGATTGTATTATAATATAAGTGTTGCCTTAAGTCAACCCCTAAATATAAATTTACGAAAACTCGTATACGTTACCGAAATTTCGTTAACTCCGGGATAAAAGAAACGACCGTTAAGTCGTCTCTAAGATATCCTCGATCTTACACTCTAACGCCTGGGCGAGAGCTCGTAAGGTTATTCCTTGCGCTTTATTTATATCCTTATAACCTTGCTCGTAGTGTTGGATCATTCGGATATTAACTCCGGACTTTTCGGAGAGTTGCGCTTGCGTGATAGTATGCTCCTCGCGGATCCTTTTTAAATTATTCATAGTTTACCTCCTTGTTTTAATTGCTCGATATAACCTCGCCAGTATGCGAGAATAATATTATTTTGATCCTTTTCGGATAACCTCAAAAACTTTTCTCCGTCCTGGGCGATTAGTCCGTTACGGATTTCGTCATATACTTTTTGTTCCGGTGTCAATTATAACGACCTCTTTCGTTTTGGTTTATTCCGGAGGATATACCGCCTCCGGTCGGTAATGGTTTTCTTAAAACGGACAAATAAACATTTCGACAAAGAAATTTTCTATCGCTTTCCATGTTCGCTTAAAAAATCGCTTTATTTTCTTCATAGTCAACTCCTTTTCTCCGGGGGATATACCGCCTCCGGCCGGTTTTACCATGAGCCGTAAAAACCTTTTTTCTCGAGCCTACTCATAAGAGATTTAAGTCGTCGGTATTCGTTAATTCTTTCTCGGGCGATTTCGACGTCCATTTTAGTAATAAGAGGTCGGAAAGTATGAGGATCAAACGGGAACGCTTTACCGTTCTCCGTTCTCTTTAATATCCTTTTTGCCTCCAAATAATCGTCCCTTGTATACGTATCCTCGGAGTAAAGACTTAATCGATAACTAACCTCGTCCGCTAATATTTGCATATCGGAGCGACCGTCGCGCTCCTCCTCCGTATAGGTTTCGATCGACTCTCTTAATTCCTCGCAATTAGCGATTTTAACAGATCTTAAAACCTCTTTATCAGTTATAACCATATTCGACCTCTTTCTCCGGAGGATTTAAGGCTCCTCCGGTCGCCTTTATTATTTAGATTTCGTGTACCAATACTCTAATATGGAGACGTTGGATATTGTAACCTCCGGCGCGGATACTCTCGATCTTAGCTCGTCCCTCTTTACCTACCACGACTCCATTAAGGACCGCTCCGAAATCGGTTCCGACGGTTCTATGTATTCCACTCCAATCGGTAACCTCGCCGGTAATATCCTTAACTCGGTAGTAGAGATCCAGGATTAACGCTTTCGCGTCTCTCTCGTTATCGGAGTGGATCTTCTCGTCCGGTGTACTCATAAACTCGTAATCCGCGTATGTATAGGATTTTACGAATTTACTATATCCTAACTCGTCGTACGCTTTTCGGATCCGTTCCTTACGAGCTTTATCCCAGGCGTCCCAGGTCTCGACCAATTCGTCGATCAAGTCCTTAAATACCTCCGGGATCTCCGTTAAGAAGATACTCTCTTTCGCGATCTCTCCGGCTAATTGTGCCTCGTATTTCTCGAGAGTCTTTTTGGTAGCCTCGATCTCTTTACCGCCTCGGATAATATCGGCTTTTAAATTTTCGATATCGGCATAAGTCCAAAAAATATCATGCCAGTTTTCGGCGTTTCTGAACTCCTCGCGGTCCCGGTTCTCCGGATCCTCGACTCCGAGTTTCTTAAGTGCCGAGTATTTCTTCTCAATTTGTGCGGTCTTTTTTAAGATCGTGTTTTGTTTCTTCTCGATTTTTTGAGTTGCTTTTTCGATTCTTTCTTGTAAGGTTGTGATTTTCATAAGCTCGCCTCCGTGTTAGGATATTTTTACTATACACCCTCCGGTGTAGTTTGTCAAATACTTTTTTATCCCCGGATATACCGCCGGGGACGGTTTTGGATTTACGCTAACATATAACCTCTTAAATTTTCGTCCTCGGCGTCCTCGTCTAACCACTTATCGAACGCGTCCGGATTTCTTTTTTCTAACTCGTCCATTAACCAACCTCTTACAGTAGGTATATTTTCGTCATTGATAACGCTTGTTAATTCCCACTGGGTTAATAATTCGTTTAAAGTTAATTTGCTGATTTTTTCTCTTGCGTTCTTTTCTGCTACTGTCATTTTTGTTTACCTCCGTTTTGTGTGGTTTGTTTTCCTTTACCTTATGTCTATATTATACACCTACGGGTGTAGAAAAACAACGGCAAAATGCACAAAATTTACACTCGGTTTTTGTGCAATATGTACACCTAAGGGTGTAGAGGCTCGAAAAGATATTTTCGGGAGCTATTAAGGAAACAAATAAATTTGTCGATATGTGTTATACTATCTATAGTGGGTATCGTGTATACCGTATGGGGAATACGGTTAAAACCGAGGTACAAATGCGGTATACAGTGAAAAACCCTTATGTATCAAGGGTTCCCACGTATAAGACAAATAAAAGAGACGTCCCAGGCCGGGGCGTCTCTCTTTGTATTATGCAAATTTCCAATGGATATAAACGTCCTCGTCGTCGATCTCGATATAGTAGAATAGGGACGCCAGGAGGGAGCGGATCTCCTCGAGATCTCCTCGTTCTAATACCGGCTCGAAACTCTTAACAAGTTTGATCGCGTTCTCTTTTGTTAGATCTCCGGAGTCGCCTTTTATATTTTCTAGCTCCTTAACGAGTCCGGCCTTTTGGCTATTGAGAGGATCGATTTTACTCGATACTTGGTCGATCGTAAATTTTCCGATACCGTAAAGATCCATAAACCGGGAAATCTGAATATCGATCTTTTCGATCTCTTTAGTAAGGAGATCGATCTTATTCGGGTTATCGGTCCGGTCGTTTTTATCCTGGATAACCGTACTTATATAACTAGGATCGAGAGCGAGTTTTTTAATCTCGTCGAAAACGACTTTTTCTAAGTGTTCGACTTTCCAGTTTTTATTACGACAATTCGGATCCTTAATCATAGCCTTAGATTTTTTCGAGCGACTATAACACATATACCACATTTGCGGATTTTCTTTTATCCGGCTATTGTGTTGTTTTGCGTATTTCGCTCCGCACTGTTTACACATTAACATACCGCCGAGAGGAGTCGTAAATCCGGTCGTCTTTCGAGTATGTTTCGCGTATTGCTCTTGTCGAGCGTCTAATAATTTTTGAGCTTTCTCGAATTTCGCTTTATCGACTATCGGCGTATGTAGTCCCGGGTGTGTTTCGTCGTTATGACGTATAATCCCGATATACAAAACATTTCGTAAAACTTGTTTCATAGTTTTAGGTTGCCAAAGGCCGTGTTTGTGTTTGTATCCTTTTTCTTCAAAAAGTCTCTCCATAGTGCGATATTGCATACCTTGTAAAAACAGATCGAAAAGCTCGTTAACCTGGAGAGCCTCGTACTCGTTAACCTCGAGGAGATCCGTCGCCGGATTATAATTGTATCCGATCGGTTGGACGTTTCCGCCGTGCCACTTACCCTCTTTAGCTCTCGCGCCTTTACCCATACCCATACGTTCTTTAATTTGGTCTCTCTCGAGTTGGGCGAAAACGGCGAGCAATCCCAGGACGGCGCGTCCGATCGGGGAGCTTGTATCGAAATTCTCCGACATACTTACGAAATCCGTTTTATTAGCGAGGAAAACGTCCTCGATCAAAATAAGAGTATCTTTTTGCGACCGGCTTAAACGATCCAATTTGTAAACGACGACCTTATCGATCACGCCGGTTTTTACGTCCTTAATCATTTCGTTAAGACCTGGGCGGTCAGTATTGCCTCCGGAGTATCCCGGATCCACGTAAATTTTATATACGTCCCATTGCATAGCCTCCGCGTATTTCTTAAGTCTCTCCGTTTGCTCTCCGACGGAATATCCCTCGTTCGCTTGCTCCTGGGTGGAAACTCTTATATAAAGTGCTACTCTTAAAACGTTCCTTGCGTTAAAATCGATATTTGTATCCATTTCCAACAACTCCCTTTTATGTGTCCCAGGAGGTATGCTATAATTATCTCGTCAGCTTATTATAAACCTCCGGGTTTGTAATGGTGGATCCGTCTCGTTCTTCACAACGGGACGGTTTTTTTTATGCGTCCATAACAAAATAACAAAAAAATCTCTAACTCCTTATAACTTTTATTTTTATATATCTTATATACTATTATTATATATTTTCTATTAAGTTATAAAAAAAATAATAATTATGTTATATAAGAGGGAAAAACCCAGTAAAATCAAGGCTTTGAGCCATAACAAAATGTATAACAAAATCTAACAAAAACGGGTTTTTAGAAAAGTTTTTGTTATGGTCGAACGAAATCAATCACGACGCGAAAACGAAATTTTTTCGAAAAAGGTAGTTTTTGTTATGGTTTTTGTTATGGTTTTTGTTATGATTTTTTCCGGGCGATTTCGATCCCGACGTCCATAGCGTCGATTATGGATTCGATCCCGGCTTTACCGATTGGTTTACCGTCGAGGGTAATCTCGCCGGAATGAATTAAACGATCTTTCGTATCGGATAAAATCTCCTTAACCTCGAACCGATCGTTAATCGGAGTCGCCGGTCTTTTTCTAACCGGGACGATCTCTCCGTCGGCCAGGGCGTCCGCGCTAATTCCTAATGCCTTACAAATCTTAATCACATTGGATACGCTCGAGTTACCTACGCCACGGCGGAAAATACTATCCATAGTCGTATAAGGTATATCGATCGCGATCGTGAACTCCCGGATACTATGGTATCTCTTAAGTATCAAATCTTTTAATTTATCCTCGGTACTCATGTTTAACACCTCCTTAAAGTAATTCCTATTATAATCCTTAGTTTTCGAAATTTCAATAACTATTTTCGAAATATCGAAAATAGATTAAAAATTATCGTAATATTTTAATAGAATAAATCATATAAATATATCAAAAGAAAGTATCGTGATAGAAAACGAAAATTTGTGAGAGATAAAAATTTTTTAAAAATTTAAAAGAAACCTATTGACTTTTACGAAATTGCGAATATAATAAAACCTGTGATTTACGAAATTGCGTAAAAACGAGAACGCTCGTTCTCACGTTTATTATGTGAAATAGGTCACAAGAAAGGAGAAAAGAATGTACAAGAATGTAAAAGCGGAAATGAGTCGTAAGGGTATTACTCTCGAAGATTTGGCGGAGGCGTTAGGTAAAACCGTAAGTACGGTCTCCCAAAAGATTAACGGAAAGTATCCGATCACACTCACGGAGGCAAAAATCATTAAGTCCCGTCTCGGAGTGGCCTTACCACTCGAGGAACTTTTCGAAGTTACCGAGGAGGGCGAGTAATGGTTTATCACGTTCTCCGAGACGGAACCGTTAAGACGGATATAACCGGACACGTCGTAAAGGTAGAGGACGCGGAACCGGTGTACCGACTCTTAACGACTGTTGTTACTAGAGATAAGTCTCGAAAGCGAGGTAAAAAATGCGTGTCGTAAAAATTGTTAGTAGTTTGTTGTTTGTGGCCGGGTTCGTTATTATCCTCGGAGCCGTAGGAGCGTCGGATCTCGATACTATATCGTTAAACGATCTCGCGATACGGTGTACGATCGGAGGCGTGTTAATGGGACTCGCGTCGGTAGGACTTAAGGAGGTCAAGAATGAAAATAGGAGATAAGGTAGGTTTTAAGGTCGATTACGTGAACGGCGGAGACCAGGTAGTCGGAACGGTAGAAGATATCTACGATAATATTAGTAGAAAGATCGTTATCGTAAAGGACGCTACAAAGAATCTTCATAAGGTCCGCGAGGAGGACGTTATCGTTTTCTCGGAGGAACCGGTCGAGGAGGAAAAGGATCCGGGCGAGGCTATGATTACGATAAGTCGTAAGGATTTTAAGGTATTATGTATCGAGGTTACTAATCCGGATACTTTCGATACGGATCCGTTAACGGCGCTCGCGATAAGTTTATCCGGAGTAATGATTTGTACTCGATTGGAAAAAGCTCTTTTCGACGGTGGAGACCATGAGTAAGGCGAAAGATTTAACCGGTTGTCAATTTGGTAAGTTGTACGTAGTAAGCCGGGCGGAA